ACCCCACCGCGTGGTTGTCGCCATATTTGAATCATCCTATCTACAGCTATCATGTTAATGTTGAATGACAGCGGCATTTTCAACGCAAACCAGCCTACGCCATTGACTACCCGTGAAGCGGTAAGGGCCGTGATAGTAGTCAGATGTGCCAACCGTGAACCCGTGTCACTTGTCAGCCATATCTCATAGGAACCTGCACCAACTCTACTAACAGGAGAAATACGAATAGCAGTCCCGGCTGGCCCTGGACTGGGACTCGGACTAACCGACGCCGAGGCGCTAGCAGATGGACTAACTGAAGGCGAGACACTAGCCGATGGGCTTACACTGGCACTGGGGGAAACACTAGCAGAAGGACTAATTGAGGCTGAAGGTGAACTAGCACTAGGTGAAACACTGGCTGAAGGCGATACCGACGCCGATGGCGAAACGCTAGCACTGGGGCTAACACTTGGTGAGACGCTAGTAGATGGACTCACGCTAGCAGATGGTGAAACCGACGGGCTAACCGAGGCAGAGGGGGATATACTGGCAGATGGGCTAACAGATGGCGAAACACTAGCACTAGGCGAAACACTGGCTGAAGGACTGATTGAGGCGGATGGCGAAACGGACGGGCTAACCGACGCCGATGGCGAAACCGAAGCCGATGGCGAGATTGAAGGAGATACCGATGCTGACGGGCTAACACTGGCAGAAGGACTTACACTAGGCGAGACACTAGGTGAGACACTAGCACTCGGACTTACTGAGGCACTCGGCGATACACTGGCACTGGGAGATACCGAAGGCGATATCGAAGGACTAACACTGGCACTCGGACTCAGGGATGCTGATGGCGAAAGCGACGCACTTGGACTAACTGAAGCAGAAGGAGAAATTGATGGACTAACTGAAGGTGAGACAGAAGCGGAGGGCGAAACCGATGCGCTTGGTGATATTGATGGGCTAACACTAGGGCTAACAGATGCGCTTGGACTGATGGATGCCGATGGCGAAATCGAAGCGCTCGGACTTACGCTGGCAGACGGACTAACACTGACGGAGGGACTGACCGAAGGCGAAACGGACGGGCTGACGCTGGCTGAAGGGGAAACGCTGGGAGATACTGAGGCACTGGGGCTACCACCTGCTACGAATTGAGAATAAGATAGACCCGCTCCCCAGCTGACCGGCGGCGGGTCTTCATCGGTTAGCGTGCCGCCAGCCGTCAGATTGCGCCCGTTGCCTGAGTAATCAATCAGTCGTTCCGCCGCGCCAGGAAAGAGCGGCCAAAATCCATAAAGATTATCGAATTTGACCGGTCTGATTACATAGATTTCCTGTAAAACTTCGGCAGCGGTCAGTTCTGCGGTCCAGGCTTTACAATAAGCCATCCGGCCATCCCACGAGTCGTATGGACTGGCACTTTGACTGCCTAATGTGAACCGAGTAGCCACAGGCCGGGCCGAAACATCCCCCGTATCTGTTGCTTCAAGAACACCATTGATATACAACTTTATATTTGTGGCCGATGAGCGAACAACGGCCAAATGATACCAAGTGTTTACCGCGAACGCGCTTGAGCTTTCACCGTATCCACCAATACTATCATGGATAGCCAGAAATCCATCAGGGCGAGTAAAGACAAAATCAAAATTGGCATCATATACACCCGCATCAACAGATACCACAACCCTGTTTGCGGTCCAAGTTGTCGGATAGAAAAACCAAAAACAGTACGAATAGGCGGTATTATTATTGAATACCCCGCTTGTCAATTGTAGGTATTCACCTGACGCATTGAAGCGAACTGCCATTTATGCTGCGTCCCTCAATTCAACTGCGAGTATGTGACAGTCCCCCGTCGCATCATCGGTGATGGCCGATCCATCCGCATCACGATTCACCGAAAGTCGGAAATAATCCCCCACTGCGATACTGTCTTGATTAGTCATAGTGATTGAAATTTGGTCAATATAGCCGGCTGTAGCCGGTACGGTGACAGAGGCTGAATTATTGACGCTATCAAATGAGGTTGTTGCGTCAAGGTCGGTCGCGTCTCCATCGGTAACGGCCTCAATTTGAGCCTGAAAGCCAACTTCGTCAGCTACAGCAGAAGCCATCATGTAACTAATAATAAGAGTCATTGTGCCGGTTAGCCCCTGCCAAGCGACGAAGGTCCAGTAAGTCGTTTCATCTGTGGCCGCATCAAAAGATAAAACTGGACGACGGTTGACCAGTTGCAATTGCGGAAAATTAGCTGCTGGAAATTCAGCAGAATAGGGCGTTCCTATACATCGGGTAGTAGTCATCAGTTAGTTCCCCTTCGCAGATCGTTTTTGAATGACGTACATGAGCAGCAATGCTTTTTGTGGTGCGGTTAGTGCAGCACGTGCCGGCTGCGGAATGGCCGCATTGAAGGCGGAAGCGTTTATATTTACCCAATCGTCGATAGCATTTACTGCCACCCTGAGATCGGCTTTATTTACCCCAACCGTCTGCGCTTCCCTACTCCATTCACGCATCGCTTCAGCCCAAACATCAAATCTATCAACATCCTGTAAAACTGCCATTTCAAATCACCTCCATAAATATATTTTTAGTTACCCCCCAATAGGGTATCTCATCGGACTCTTGCCAATTCTGGCAATTTCTTTTATCTCTAAAAGCCTCTTGTTTCCACCGAGCCGGTGTCAAATTTTGGTCATGCTTTATGTCCACATTGGGATGCTCACTCTGCCAAGTATCAGACTTCAGATCGTCCACTCGCTCAGTGCGGTTATGACTTCCAGGCTCAAAACCCATCTTGCGACTGAAGCCGTCTTGCTCAACTAAGGCCACACGTTTGCGATAATGTCTGATTAGTACATCTCGATAGGCGCATAGTTGGCTTGTCCTTTTAGCCGTGTAATAAACGGCGTGACCGTCCGATACTCTTAAGTGCCATACATTTGCGTTGTAATAAATCTTGGTTCTATCAGGTGGGGTAAAATCAAAGTGTGAAGGGTGGTACAAAACGTCATGCTCGCATAAGAAAACGACATCAGCCATGCAAGCCTCTAAGCCAGCCAGAATCTGCTTGAACATAGTTAGATACCCGCGCTCTAAATCTAGTGTGATGTTCTCGCCAAGGTCTAGTGGTTTGAGTGAGACGGATACCAGCTTGTGACCGTTTAAGCTTTGCTTAAGTTGATTCTGGCAAACTTGCATTATGTTAGAATCGAGCCGATTGTCGGTATAATAAATTGCTGCTTTACTTGGCGCTATTCGTTTCAGGTCCTCATCAGTCCATCCTGGTACGGGCCAAAACTTTTCAACCAGCCAGGATAGTGGCTTAATTTGCTTAGGCCATCTATTCTCAAAGAATAACTCTCTAACTTGTTCTTTAGCATATTCCGTTTCCTTACCGCTTAACGGATACGGAAAGCCGAAATCGCCATACTTCCTAAACAGATGTGCGTACCATGTTCGATGATTGACTATCACCCTACCACCCGATAGCCACGTCTTACAGGCGACTTCGATTCCTTGACTGCCCCAACTGCCAATAGATTCGTCGCATACCTCCAACTCTAGGTATCTCTCTCTGGTCATCATAAAGCATGAACCTTGCAAGCTCATGGACTCCGTTAAGTCGCCTTTGCCTTCAGGCCGCTTGCTAAACTCTCCAAAGTACTGAAAGTGAGGGGTAGAATCAAAGCAATATGCTTTACTTTGAGGATTAGTCTTGGCAATCCAGACTATCTCTTTTGTCATTTGTCCATTGCAATTTGGACATGACTCCGGCGTTGGCCTCTGGTACATTCGATGCCCACAATCACATACCCAGTCGAATACGTGTAAGTTTCGCATGATGGGTACTTGTGTCCAATCGGGTTGCATATCTTCTAGCAGTACCTTATCAAAACCAGGGGCAACAGCACAATGAGCATCAAATTTCATTACATACTTGGCAGTAGATACCCGCGCCGCTTCATTGATTGCTGCACGCTGGCCGATGGATGTAGGGTGATGAATTAGGGTTATGCGAGGGCTATCTGGGATTGGTTCAATAGGCCAGCTTCCGTCAAGTACGCAAATAATCTCAGTATCAGCCTGAATGTTGGCTAACACGTCATTAACGGTATTAAGTAAGAACTCCTCATTCCTGCTAGGGATAAGTACGCTTAGATCCACTGCCCCCACTCTCTCCCCTGATTAGCCACTAAAACGCCATTGGCGATATTCTCTTCAAAGATAGGCCGCATTAACCTGCCCATCCCTTGCTTGGATAATTTCAGACGAAAGTTTTTTACTTTGTCCTCATCGGACGTTGGAATGACGCTCATTAACCCGTTAGGAACTAATCCAAACTCACTACCACGCCGTTGCAAGCGTAAATCTAAATCCCTATCCTCCGGCCCGTAAAATTCAAACCGTTCATCATAACCGCCAGCGTTAATAAATTCCCCGTGCTGGCAAGCGAAAATCCCGCATAGCTCACTGGCTCGCATCCAAATGCAACCCTGTGTGATTAGTTCACGAATAGTCTTTATGTAATCTCTATGCGGGTAAGCGTCAGCGCCTAGAAGGACAAAGTACTTGCCTTTTGAGACTAGAATCACCAAGTTAAAGGCGTGGGCTTTGTGGAAATAATCACTTTCGTATCTGTGATAAGTGACACAATCTAGCCCTTTTGCGTAGTCTGCCAAACCATCAGTTGAGCCATAGTCTAAAACGACAATCTCAATAGGGGGCGAGGCTTGGGCCGCCGTAATGAGGTAAGGTATTGTTATCTTTAGGTCGTGAAGTCGGTTATGAATGGGGACACAGAAGCTAATGAGCATAGTCCCGCCAGTTTTCAGGCCAACCGGGTTGAAGTGGAAATTTATCAATTAACCATTCGAGATCATGCGCCCGCTCTGTCCATCGATTCCGCCAAAAGAAATCAAATGAAAAAGCATTGCCTTCTGTGCGTTCAGACGAACTCATAAAATACATACGCCCATAAGTCTTGCCTTTATGGAGGTGACTGTACCAAGTTTTCTTGTTCCGCATTACTTTACCTTCCCAATGCCCAAGCTGAGTTTTTAGCCCGATCTCTTGCGGCTCTGCCATAAAAGTACGGAATCCAACTTCGCTTAATCCCCCTAGTCGTTTATAAAAATGTTCAGCGTGCATAAGCCAACAGCTACCCTGAAACGTTACATCCTCATCAATTGGGATATGCTTGCGCTCCCTGCTGCGCTCCATCCAAGGTCTACCGTGCAATCCCAAATCGTCGGGATGTTCATACGGCCAAAAATAATGCATCGCGTCAATTGGTTCTTTATCCTCACATCGCTGCCAATTTTCAGCGTCAAGGCTGTACCGACGCGGAATGATAATCCAGTTGTCGGCACAGTCGGCTTTTAATACTTCATCAAAACCTTCAGCGAATAGGCAATGAGCGTCGCATTTCATCAAGTACTTCCCCTTAGCAATAGCCGCCGCCGCATTGATACCCGCTCTCATGCCTTGAGGCGTTGAGCGGTGAATGGTGATTAGATTCGGGTATTCCTTCAGGGGAGGATTGGGCCAGTACCCATCAAGTACACAGATGACTTCGATAGGGTCTGTAGCCTTCTTGAATATGTCATCTATAGTTTGGGGTAGAAACTTTTCATTTCTACTTGGGATAATCACACTTAACTTTGACATTTAATCCCAACTGTCATAGGTATCTCGCCACAGCAAATATGCGGTCAGCGTCGGCCCACCACTTACACTGACAAACGTTGTCACATCATTATCACCCGGTAGCAAAGCCCATGAGCCAAAGTCCGAGTTTGCCAGAATCGCCCGCAACGAAGGCCCGAAAAAGCTAGATATAATAGTCTTGTTAGTCGGTGTTAAATCAATGCCTAGCGTCTCGCCACTCAACAGAGAGTAATCAAACAGCAGTTCTTTACCCGTTCGTTCGTTCTTCAGCGTCTCAACAATAGCGAATGTACCACCTGAACGGAAGTAAATTATTAAGGGGAAAGCAGGCACATTGCCACTGTTGGTAACGGTAAATTTACCACCAAAATAGCCCGTGCCAGTGGTATCGAATCCTAAGAATAAGTTGTACTTTTGCTTGATAACTGGGTCAACATACTTACTAGCTAAAATAGCAGTCACAATAGGCGACCCAGGTAAGTCGAGATCCAGGTGTGCCCAGGAATAGCCATTCCAACGCGCTACCCTGTCAGCTAAATTAATACCACCTGCCGTTGTAAACTGACCTCCCGCATATAACATTGCATCCTGACCAATAGCTAGGGCCTGAACCTCATCGTCTGCCCCACTTCCCAATGCCAACCATGCTGTACCATTCCAGGAGGCAACACGTGCTGCCGCATTACCCCCTGCAGAAGTAAATATCCCTCCAGCGTATAAAATTCCTGATGGATTGGCAGCTAGGGAAGTGACTGTATTATTCATACCACTACCCAATGATGAAAAGGCTGAACCATTCCAGGAAGTAATATAGTTAGTTGCTACTCCCCCAACGGTAGTGAAGCTACCTCCAGCATATAATATTCCATCTACTGCAATGGTCAGGGCAAAAACAGGCTGATTCATTCCTGTGCTCAAAGCAGTCCATATTATACCATCCCAGGAAGCAATCCTATTAGCCGCAACGCCGCCAATAGTAGTGAAGCTGCCTCCGGCGAAGAGTAGCCCATTTTGACCAACAACCAAAGCACGAACAACATTATTTGCTCCTGTACCCAAAGCGGCCCAAGTCACACCATCCCAAGAAGCAATACGGAGTGTATTCGCTACTCCTCCGGCGGAGGTAAAGCTACCTCCGGCATATAATATTCCGTTCGGGCCAATAGCCAAAGTATTAACAGGGCCGTCCATTCCCGTGCTTAAAGCCGAATAAACTCCTGTCTGTTTATTATACCGAATAATATAATCAGCATTGGCTATATTATCGAAATTCTGGAAATTGCCACCTATATAAACATAAGTAGCATCTTCAGCAATAGCATTAACTGCGAAGTACGTTCCTGCCACATTCGGCGGCCCTAACGCATCCCATTGCCCGGTGCTTCTTAACCTACCTGCCACTAGTCTAAACGTGGCAGTATCAATTGTATCCGGTTCAGTGTATAAGTCATTACTTGACGCATTATTCAGACTCGCCGCACTCTCCCCCACCTCATACCAATACGGGTCAGGTGCTAATAATTGAATCGCGGCTTTCTCTACAAACTCTTTTGTCTCACCCCACTGATTATCCTCAATCGACTCAAAACTGCCATAGAACGCGGCTAAGTCACCTTCTAAGCCGCCCTGATAAAAGACGCTTATTTCTTTCTCTACTCGTGCATTGTTAAAGCGCAACCGTAGCGGTTGGTCTGGCGTGCTAGTTTTTAGCAGCTTGATAAGTTCTTGCCGGTTATCGTGTAACTCAAGTTCAGTATCGGTGATGAACTTGCCGATAAGCGTAAACTGGCGAGACTGAACCTTTAAGCTGTTCATCTCACCACCGGGTAGAAGTGCGTAGGAGTCTACGTTTAACTCTTGCGTAGATGCACCCGCGCCAACTATCTTGGTCACAAAGAACTTGTACTCTTGATACAAGTCCTGCGGTATACCGCCCGCGCTACTTTCACCACTACGGCTAGAGGTGCTGGCGTGATCCACACCATCCCAGGCGCATCCCTCTTGCGTACCGTCAACATAAGTAGTCCAGTCTGGCTGTGCTTCGACTTGAATCCCATCAACATAAAAGTCACCACTGCCTGTGCCGAACTGAGTGATGCTTGCCGCTGTCCTGCCATTCGATTCCGATGCACCAAACAGCGCACCATACAAAGCCCAGGCATCATCTATCTTTTCAAGTAAGATGGCTTTCTTGGAATCAGGGCCAATTGAGAAGCGTAACTCGCGGGGTAATCTGCCACGTATCCGCGCCGTCATCCAATGAGTGGCATTTGTCAGCGTGCCAGTAGTTAGCGATAGCCCCGTATTAGTGGCGGTGGTTTGCACACGGTAGGAATTGAGACCGTACTTTTGATAGGTAGTAACACGGGTGATAGTAGCACTACCGACAGCCGCAAAATTACCGGTTAATTCGGCGGAAGGGTTAAGCACGCTATTAACTGTGCTAATCGGCTTAACTATCTGCCACGAGTTTTTTATATCTTCTTTAAGTCTCATGATAATTGGTAAATATACTTTATGCGGTTCTTGTGCATAGCTGGTAGAGACTAGAATCAAAAACAGAATAACTGCTAGTAACTTTCGCATTGTCCTCTGCTTTCATTAGGCCATTGCCCTTGCAATTTCAAATTGCGCCATGACATTTTGCGGACTCGCGCCCGTATTCACTGCCATGTTAAAGTTGTTATTAACTACTCGTGAACTACTCCCACCACTCAGCACCGGCCCACTAACTGGCCCTACTATAGCTTGCTTCATTGCATTTGTTATATTGGGTATTTGCGCCATAAGTCCTTCAACAAAACCCTGTCCGGTTTGCATGCCCTTTTTCGCCATAAGTTTAGAAGGTGAGCCAAGTTGCAAATCCTCATTGACTTGATTTATCAGCGCCATAACCAAGCGGTTTGTGGCTTCTATCATGTCCGGTATACTGGCATCCAGACCGAGCGAGATGCCACCCAAAATATCCTGTACATTCAAGCCAGCAGCGTTAAGCGTCTCAACTAAAGAAAGCTGCTTTTCAAGGAAGCTTAACTTCTGTTCATTCTGCTTAAGTTGCAAAATGTCATCTTGAATATCGGCTTGTTCCTGTAGCGCAGCATTGAGTAAATCCTGTGCTTGCACCGCGCTGATAATCATCCCCTCGAAATTAACACTCTCTAAACCGGAATCAACTAACTCTTGCAACGTCTCGACCCTGGTATCAAGTATGTCAATACTACCCTGTACAATGTCATTTAATTTGTTACCAATGCTGAGTGCGGTTTTGCCAGCTTGAATAAACATCCGCTGTTGAGCTTTTTCTAGTTCAGTTTTGCGCTCATCAAAAGCATTGATAAAAAAGGAGAGTATGCCGCCGCCCTTGCCAGCGAATGGGTTAACACTACCACCGACAAAAATCCTTTCCCAATTGACACCGGTACGAGCAAGCACCTCTTTGAACTTCTCTGCCCTATCAGTAGCGCCTAGAATCTCATCAGCATTTGCTCTGAAAGTATCTTTGAGTATCTTTAATGTAGCATCGCCCTTCGACCCCTTTAATCCAATACTATCAAGAAATTTCTCAACATCATCAGCCGCCGCGCCGATAGCATTATTAGTCGAGGCCAGGCCACGAGTAACACCAAGTAGTGAATCTAAAGTCGCTTGAGTGATATTACCCATTGCAGCCATAACGCCACCCGCACCTGAATTGATACCGGCTGTCAAGCCTTCCGCTATACTTGCGCCAAGTGGGATAAACTCAGCGGCAGGTGAGCCGTAGCCAATAGCGGTAGCAGCCGTTGACAGAAGGTCTCCCATAAGGGATTTAATCAATTCAAGAACCTTAGCCGAATTCTCCTTAATTCCCTTAATAATGCCATCAATGATACCCTTGCCAATATCAAGCCATTTTGTTTTGGTAAATAAGTCCAGTATTCCATTGATTAAATCGGGTATGATTGAATGCCCGATAAGAGTCTCAGATAAGCCCGTCCAGAATCCAATCATGGCCGTAACGAAGCCACTAATGGTTTTACTAATCGTTGTTACCAGTCCAGTGAATATAGTAACAATAGATGCAATTATAGCAGGTAATCCTGCTGCGATTCCTTCCCATGCTATTTGGAATCCCTGAGATATTTGAGTCCAGTCACCCGTAATAATGCCACTAAATATCTCTGTCACACCCGTTAGGAATACCATTAGACTACTAACAGCAGTAATGACACTGGGTACAAGTTCGTTCCATACAGTAATCATAGAGGCTACGCCAGCGCCTATCGCCGCAACTAATGAGACAACTACCGAGATAACACCTAGTATAATTGCCCCAATCGCTGCAAAAACAATACCTGTTGACTGAAGCAATGCTGGCCCTACGGTTGCCCATGTAATACCCAAATTGGCAAATGTCTCACCTACACCAGCAAACGAGACTTTAAGCTGTTCAATAGTAGGAGTTAAAGTTGCAACTATGCCATTAAAAATACCCTGTAAAAGAATCCATGCTGTTTGTGCCGATGCGGATATAGTAGGCCAGATAGCTTGCCAGGTTGTGCCAAAGTTTGTAACCGCTGCGACTATCCCTAAAAATATGTTTTGGATTCCTATAACAGCTTCATCGGATAATCCTAACATTTCCAGTATGCCGCCTGTTTGACTGACATCACCACCCGCTAGCCCTACACTGCCAAATAAGCCGCCTGACATAAAAGCATTTGCGGCTTCAGTAATGGAATCGAAGATAGTTTGAATTGTTGTTATAATATCAGGTGATATACCCAACGCTGCCAATAGTCCCACACTGCCAAATGAGCCAGAGCGAGAACCAAATAAACCACCTGATTGAAACGTGGTAAATAAATCGGTTACGGTTGCGATAAAATCACGAATGAAAATCACTCCCTTTGTCAGAAAAGGGAACACCTGTTTAGCCAAATCTTTAAAGATAACTCCAATACCTTCCAGTGATGGTACTTTGCCAGTTATGTCGCTAAAGAGTCCACTTAATTCCCTAAAGAATTTGAGAGAACCCGTAAAGCCAAATCGGGCCAATACCCCTGCCAGCCCTCTCTCGTCAAAGAGTTTAGTCAAGTCAGCTATCTTGGCAGCTATCCTGCCAAAGAAATCTACTACCACCGGCCCTGCTTTGCTTGCTAGGTCAGTGAATCCCACCGTCACCCCCCTAAGAATCGGCAGGAATTTATCACCTACCTGAATCTGGACAGCCTCAACTATCCCTCTGAATATCTCAAAAGCACCCTTGACAGAATCAACGCGAGTTGCCGCGCTTCTAAAAGCTTGCCCACTGTCATTAACATTACCTGATAACTTCTCAAACTCATCTTTGGTCATACCGGCTAAAGCTAATACTTCTCTGGCCGCATCAGCGCCGCCTATCTGCGCCGCCAATTGTGCTTTTTGTGCGTCGGTTAAACCAGTAAAAGCAGCGTTCAGGGATTCTACTACCTCTGCAAATGGCTTCATTTTACCTTCAGCATCGAATAGGGATATACCATATTGTTCCATTAAATCCTTATTCTCATCTGTTGGATTAGAAAGACGTTGCAATAACGTCTTAAAGCTAGTACCTGCATCCGAGCCACTATTAAAGCTAGTCGCTGTCCCTGCTATAACCGCGCTGAAGTCCTCAAATGAGATGCCTATTTCAGCAGCTACGCCACCCGCTGCCGCAAACGCTTGACTAAAGTCATCTATGGTAAACTTACTCGTATTGACCACGCCAGTTATGCCGTCAATAGCCGTTCCCATGTCCTCTGCTCTAATGTTGAATACCTTCATAACACCTGATGCGACATCCGCCGCTGTGCTGAATTGTGCCCCTGTTGCGTTAGCTAAAGCCACGGTTGCCGCCGCAGCACCATCCATGATCTCTGCTGCCGTCACGCCGTTCTGTGCTAATAACTGAATCGCATCAGCCGCCTGAGTTGTGTTTACCGTGAGATTAGGGTCAAGGGCGAGGTCTAAGATTAAATCCTTAAGTGGCCCGACTGCCTCTTTGGTGGTATTCATCGTAGCGGCAATCGTCGCCATTTGCGCGTCTAAATCAATGGCTTTATTGATACCTGCCACGGCAAACGTAGCTAAGCCAGCGCCTAGCGCAGTGACGCCAGCTAAGGCTGCGCCACCAGCAATAGCACCCAGGCTAAGTAGGTGACTGCCCAAGCCAACTAACTGACCGCCAGCTTTGCCAGCTATACTACCCAAGTCAACAAAACTCTTGCCCGTTTTGTCAGCCGCATCTTTAGCTTTGTTAATACCCGCTGCTGCTATTTCAGCATTTGAGGCAAACTTACCCGATGCTGTACGCCAACGATTAGAAGCCTCATCAAACTTAAGTCCCATGCGCTCAGTAACTTTACCGACAGCATCAGCCTTAGTATTGATACCATCATAGGCTTGCGTGATGGTTTTAGCGCCCTGTTCAAATTTGGGTAAGTTGGCGATAACGGCTTCCAAGCCGACAGTCGGAAGGGCCAAAATTTATACCTCAAAAAGAGAGCCTAGAACTTACTTTCTTCTAGGCTTCTTAGCATTCCTTTTCATTTCTTCGTTCGCTTCGTATGAGTTGATTGCTTGCATTTTCCAGTCTATTTCATATAGCGCAATTATGTCTAGCTTATCCTCTTTTGGCAATGCCTCAAACTCACTCAACGTCCGATAATTCCACCATCGCGCCACATCACCATCACGCTTGCGGCTGTTCCACTGCCACCCGCTGGACTTCATTAGTGCCGGATGCTTTATGTCCGTTAGTGCTACCCCGTGCCATGTCGGTTTGAAACGTGGCTATCCGCTCCTGTACCTCCTCATCACTTATGGCAATCTGAGTTATGGCGGAGGTGATAACGACTTCATAGTCGCCACGGGTACGTAGTGCGTACTCTTGCAGAAAGCGCATGCGTCGTTCATCGGTATCATCAGAATAAGGTGACGTGAACTTTTCAAGTTTCTTGATCTCTTTGGCGTACTTGGCAAGATCAAGCTCAACGCATAATTCGATAACCGCTTCACCTAACAATGAGTTACGTTGCGTGGTAACAACTTCCTTTTCAAGTACGTAACTTTCATCTTTCAGATCATCCACTTCCTCAGTACCGCCAAGTACCTCAATTATTCGCTTTGGCGGCTTAGGGTCAGGATGATCTGAGTTAATGCGCTGTAGCAAGCCAGGGGGGAACGGGATAACTGTAACTGTCACCCCACTGGATAAGGTTTTAGATTCACCGATAAACTTTTGTGCTTCTCTAGCTTTTGCCATTTAACTCCTTACGATACTCTAACCACCACTGGGAATCCACCTTGATTCTCACCAGCCGCAATTAACTCATTCTCGCCACAGCAAGCCATCGCATTTAGGTCAATCCCGCCGCCAATAACTTGCGTGTAGTCCATTATGATTTCGATGTCACTACCGCCCGCGCCGCCGCTTAAATCACGCAGAATACGCGCACGTGGCCCAGCGTCATTATGTAGAATGAACATCACATCACCGGCGCATGGCCCGCAAAAGTCGATGTCATCTACGGTGCCCACACTGTCACCATCAAATGAGACACGGCTAAATGTATCGCCTTGATTCGTGCTTCGGAAGATACGCCCATTATTCGTACCGACGTAAATTTCTTTCGTTCGGTTGGGAGGAATAACGATGTCAAGGATACTGGCTGCTGTGGTAGCAACCTCGCTAATATCAGCCCACGTCTGCCCACCATCTTTGGAAATTAGCATCACGCCAACAGCGCCGCCGGCAACAATTAAGTCTTTGTCATAAGCGTAAACGCTGAGAATGTTCTGCGTGGTGATAGTTGCTGAGTGAACCTCATTCCAGCTTATACCGCCGTCTACCGATTTAAGGATATATCCACCATTACAAGCTAACCACCATTCCCGGCTAGTTCGTGCAAATAGCGCGTTATGGTTCGTGCTAGGCGTGCGAGTTAAGGCGACGACGTTCCATTCATCCTGATCCTGATTCGGGTCGTCATTATACGCAAAGACAGCATCGGTAGAGGAGGTAACACCGATGCGCTTGCCCGCACACTCGATATTCTCGACATTACCATTTATGCCAAGAATAGGAAGATTGCTCCAAGTAATAGCACCTGTGTTTAGATTCTTGACGCCTTTGACCAAATTTGGTGCGGCATATGGGCCGGTATCCGCATCAGTTACACCGAATTGAATCGTACAACCATCGCTAGGATCGCCACAGTACCCGCCACAATCGGGTGAGTCGCAAAACTCAATATCGTTAATCGGCTGGTCGCCAAGTGTAGCTGCTGAGCCAGTGCGAGCCGGTGTAATCTTCTCAGTTATGTACTCATAATCCGCACTGGCTGAGGCTGTGATGATAATCTCATCTTCATTGCCAGGATCGGTAATGACCAAGTCCTCGTAAGACTTAGAGTTCAACTCAACGCTGCAATAATTCAGCATGAGCGGATCGTAATTCGCCACATCCTCACGCTCACCGCAGATGGCATAGCGGGCGCGCTGCGAGAACGGACAGTTGAGCCGCTTAAGATGATTGATCTTATTCAGCTTGGTTGTTAGATCAAAAGTGATTAAATCTGGAGCAGTACGGATTTTGGTAGAGCGCCGAAAAGCGCCAGCCACTTTAGGGTCTTGACACCAGCGCGTTTCAGTGTCACCAAAGGGTACTTCGGGGCCAGTCATAGCCGCACAGCTTGAAAGGTACTGCCAGTTATTGCCGGGCCCTCCTATTTGGACATCCACGTTGCCCTGTCCGCGTTTTAGTAATAGTTCATCAGCCATTGCTTACTCCTCTAATTGCCTAGACACTTTCTTAAATGTATTTTCGATTATTCGTTTGAAATCTGGTTTAATGTCCTCTGCAATTTGCTTAGAGAAAAAC